TAAACGCGCTAATTGGGAGGCGATAAAAGATTGCGCCATTTTCCATGATTGCATGAAATAAGATACTCCGACCTGTAAGACTGCTAAGACCGAAGATAACACAGTCTTCAACTTCTCCATGATGTTTTTGTAAGTCATATAAATACTCCTTTTTTATTTGTGCATATACTACAGGAATGTTTGCATTTAAGTAAGCCATAAATTATAATATTTTTAACCATGTTCTTTCCTCTCTAGTTCCACCAAGAGGTAATTTTATAGCAAAACTACAACTAATTCTTTTATCTGTCAATGGCACGGCCCTGTGATATACTCCTGCAGGTATGTAAACATAGTCTCCAGTTTTTAATTTTTTAGTTATTTTTTTATCTAAAAAAATTTCAAATTTAATTTCTCCTTCACAAGCTACTATAAAATTGTGAGCCATATCTTTATGTTTTTTAAAACTTGCAGAGTCTCGATATAATGAAAAATAAATATGACAATCAACTGGAGAGTTAAACTTTTTTTCTAATTGACTAGCAACATTATTTATTTTTAAATTTGCTCTACTACAATCTATGAGATAACAGGTCCCTTCTTTTGTTAATTTTTTTATTAGTGATATGGGCCAACAATTTTGATCAGTAGCCCAACAATTGTTATGCCATCCAAACGTACGATCTGCCGATTTTATAAATATAAATCTTTTATTATTTGTAAAAGGTCTTAAATTTAACAAAGTTTCTAATTCTTTGAACGTAAATAATTTTTCCTTAATCGAACCAAAACTAACTTTATTTTCTTCAAGGTTATTAATCATTTTATTTGTCCCCAATTAGGACCAGACTCATAATCAACTTTATTTGGAACTTCTAAATTAACAGCAGATTCCATAATATCTTTTATCTTCTGTGCATGCTCAGGACTATCAACAGATATATCAAGTTCATCATGCACTTGTATGTGTGGTGTGATGCCTTCTTTGTATAAATCAATCATTGCTTTTTTTGTCATGTCTGCAGCTGATCCTTGTATTAATTTATTTAAAGCTTTGTAAGTGTATGCTCTTTTAATACCTGTTCCATGTTCCGCGAGTGCTGCTTCATGTGATAATGCTTTATGTATACCAAATTGGTTAGGTTCCCACAGGTGAAACCTACACAGTCTACCAAGTAAAGTTCTAACTTTACCTCTATCCTGTGCTCTTGCCATAACGCTATCCATTAATTGTTTTACAAATGGTACGCGTGAATGATATTGTCTAAATAATTCATCAGCTTTTTCTTTGTTAACACCTAACTCAGCCTGTAATTTATTTTTACCCATACCATAAAATAAACCAAGGTTAATTGTTTTAGCTTGTTCTCTAGGTATGTCAGCCATATCAGCTACAATTTTATGAAAGTCTGCATCACCTTCATTGTACGCATCTAAAACATCACCAACAGAATACATATTTTGTAAAGCAGCATAATGCACAACTAGACGTGGTTCTTGTTGTGAGTAATCAAACACACCCCACTTACAATTATGTTCAGGTATAAAAAGAGATCTAATCATTGGTCCAAGTTCTTTGTTTCGTGCTGGAATTTGTTGTAGGTTAGGATTAGAATAACTAAATCTACCAGTTACAGTTCCACCATTATCTGATCGCAATTGATTTATTTCAGCGTATATTCGTCCTTTATGTTCATGTTTAATTATGGTATCAATAAAAGTTGTATGTGCTTTGTTTATTTCTCTTGCACGTGCAATCTTTTGCACCATAGGGTGTGGATGGTTTTGTAAAAAATTTTTAGTAAATGATGGAGAATTTGTTTTTTCGGTTCGGTCAAATGGTAGGTTCAATTTTTGAAAGACTTGCGCAATGGAACGTGCTGCCCATATTTGAGTATCTACTCCTGTTTGTTTTTTTACTATTTGTAGGCATGCTTTTTCTTCTGCTAATAATTTCTTTTTTAATTCGTGCGCTCCTTCAGTATCTACACGAACGCCTAAAAATCTCATATCAACGAGGCAAGGAAATAATTCAGTCTCTAAGTTAAATATATCTTCAAGGTCTTGACTCATAATTTCTTTTTTCATTTCTTGCCATAATTTTAAAGTCAACACTGCATCTTGCTCAGCATATTCACCCACATACATTGCAGGTAATTTATACATCTCAGACTTAGGATCTATACCCCATTGTTTTGCTGTTTCAGCCAATACAGCCTCATTTTTACCGACTCCGACATAATCCCGACCCAGACTACCTAAATCGTATCGAAAGCGATTCTCGTCCACGAGAGAGCCAGCAATCATGGTATCTACTATCTTACCTTCTATTTTAAATCTTTCAGCTCTTAAAAAACATACATCGTACATAGCATTGTGAAATATCTTAATTGCAGGTGTATTCAACACATCTTGAAACCATCTTGTAACCATTCCATGATCCATATTACCACCACCTTCATGACGTATAGGATAGTATCCTGCCCAATCATGCACAGCTACAGCTATACCTACGATGTGTCCTTTACTTGTTACAGATCCAGACCCCATAATTTTTAAGTCAGGATCTTTTGTTTCTAAGTCAATTGAAATCTCATCGTACTTTGATAGATCAGGAAATTCTGTTGGTGGTAACCACTCTACCTGTGGACTGAACATAGGTTTCTGTATCATTTGTAATCCCTCTCAATTATCATTTCTATAAAATGTATTGCTTTCAATAGATCTTGCTTCTTTCCCTTATCACGATGTCTGATAATATATTTTATAGCACAACCTTCAGGATATAGCAATTCATTCTCTACTACAAACTTACTGGGTTGAATTTTATACTTTTGGTAGTGACTCCCGCCGTGCTGCTTGTCCCATACTTTACTCATAGATTATATCCTTTGTTGTCTTGTTGTGGTCTAATGATATGTAAATGTTCCTTGGTCCTTGTTGCACCAACATAGAACAATCTATTCTCATCATCAGGATTTTTTTCGTAACTTCTCATTGTATTAAATGAAAGATCAGTTAACAGCACAACGTTTTCTGCTTCACCACCCTTTGCACCATGTATTGTAGATAAAGTTATACGTGGTGCTTCATTTAACTTTTCTCCTTTTCTTCTCATTTGTTTTAAATAATTTACTTCTCGTCTTGGAGCTGCATCAAATGCTTCAAACCACACAGCATCAGTTTTTAAATTATAATCTTTTTTTAACGTTGCTATGTCATACATGCCATCTTTAGTCATTGATTTTAATTTATTCTTATCTACGTTCATGTAACCATATACTCTTTGCACTTGATCATAAGATAATGGTGCACCTTTTCTTGCATTCTCCCAGTCTAATGCTGCCATGTGTAGTGTGTGTTCTTTTTGTTTTTTAAATTTATTATTATAATAATATCCATTTTCATAAAGTGTTGGCTCTAACTTATCTAACATGTATTTAGTTCTAGCTAAAACCAACCATTCACCCGATGACATGTTTATGTCCTCAAAGTCATCATATCTAGAAAGAGAACCTTGATGAATTTTTGGATTCCAAGATTTATTTATTCTTGTTTTAATTTTATTTATTATACCCATAGCAAGTCCATGAACTTTTGCAGGTATTCTATATGATTGTTGCAAGGGCAGCATATGTCCTTCTTGCGCTATGAAAGAGTCCACATCTGCCCCTGCCCATCTAAATATTGCTTGGTCATCATCACCTGCAATAAAAGAATCATTTGTTTTTTGCCAAATTGCTTTTGCCATGTCCCATTGCATTCTTGATAAGTCTTGTGCTTCATCTATAAATACAACTTCGAACTTTGGAACTGATACATCTGACTTTGTAAATTCTAATATCATGTCATTAAAGTCTATAAGATTATGTTCTTTTTTATATCTTTGTAGTTCGTTTGATATTATTTTTAATTTATCTAATTCTAAATCTTGATTATGTTCTTGTAGATTGTATTGTTGTTCAGCTGTAATACCTTTTAATATTGCAAGGTTTACTATTCGAAGATATTCACTATCTGATGTAAATATTCCGTTGTGATCATTTTCATAAACAGCGTAATTTATTTCTTCTTTTACTCTTTTTCCAAAGTCTTGATAGTGTCTACGTTGCATCACATTTTCTTTTTTAATACCAAGTCTTCTAAATGCTAATGAGTGCAATGTTCTAAAATATGGTAGGTCATCTTCTGTTAAATTAAATTTTTTAACTGCTCTATCTCTTGCTTCGTACGCAGCTTTTTGTGTAAATGCAAAATATCCTACTTTGTCAGGATCTGTATTTTTAAGATAGTCATCTACTTTGTTTAACAACGTAGTTGTTTTTCCTGTGCCCGGTGGTCCCAATACAATTGTTTTCATTTAAAATCTGGTCCTTTTAAAAATATTGTTAGACTTTTTCTAGTTCCTTTTGTTACAGGTTCAACTTTGTGTAATATGTGAGACTTAAACATAATCATATCACCTGGGTTGCTTAATTCATTTATTTCCATAGGTGAACCAGTAGCGTTTAATTTAAATTGACCTCCCTCATAAGGTTCTTCTGAAACATTAATTAAAACAGTTAATTTTATATCTAAAGAAAAATATTCTTCAGAATCCGTATGCCAATCATACTGACCTTTGTTATCACTTGAATAAATATTATAATGTAAAAATTGTTCTTCATAATCAAAAAGTTTGTAACCAAAACGTTCTTTGTTTGATATGTAACAATTTAAAACAGCATTTTGTAAATATTTTTTTATTTTTTCATAAGATAAAAATGTAACTTTAGATGTTTTTGTAATATTTGGTGCAGGTTTATCATGCAATCCAAGACGTATACCGTTGTTAACATAATGGTAAACAGGTTTACTTTCATTTATTTTTTTAATATTTTCTTTTGAAATAAAATTTCTCCAATACCAATAATCATATTTTTTTTTCATTAATATGGTGTTTCCTCTTTTAATATTTTTTGTTTGTATTCTTCTGTTTTCTTTTCAAATTCTTCTACAACATAAACAGATAGTTTATTTTTACCTATTCTTTTATCTGTGCAACCACATTTTTCTCTCAACATTTCTGCTGTTCTTGAATAACCAAGATCCCAACGCTTACGCATCAAATGATTATGATAAAATTTATCAAACACAAAATGATGATAACCATTGTTAGTCCAAGTACCACCTCTTGGTAAGTCTTCTTTTGAATCTAACTGTGTTCTATTTAAACAATATTCTTGTAAATGATTGTGTAGTTGATCTTCTGTACGTAAACCTTCTGCAGGTTCTGTGACTTCTGCATTGTTTAATAATATGTTTGTTATATGAACCCAATCTTTTTCTTTTAATGTAGGTGGTCTATTTTTTAACTGCACCATACATGCTTCTTGAAATAAACTTTGTTGTCGTAAATGTTTTACACTTTCTAACTTTAATCTTTCTCCATCTACATTAAGATAATAATATGGATCTTCTAAATCTATAACTTGTAAATCTGTAAGATTTGGAAATAATACTTCTTGACCTATACCAAACTTTCTAGATCTACAAAGAGTTTTGTCACATAAACTACACATTGGTTGATCATTACATTTATAGCCCCAATCTTTTTTATCATGTTGTTTAACAACAATATCTACCTCAGAATCTGACAATGGTTTTTCCATTACATTTTCGTTAAACACAATTAATTTAGATTTCCATCCATCCGGCCATTTTTGTTTTGCATAAACACCATAATGAAACAACGCATTATTTCTACCACCCTCACCTATTTTGTTTTCTGACATTAACTCAATACATGGTGGTCCATCAGAATATTTTGTTTCTGGTCTTTTTATTTGTAATTCTTGTAATGCATTAGGATCTAAATAGTTTGAAGTATGTAAGTCAAAAAAATCGTTTAGTGTAGCAGCTTCACCATTTTTTTTAAATGCATATCTAACAGAATTTTTGTGATTAAAGTATGGAAGATTAAGAAAGTTTCCTGTATCATCTTGTGATTTTAATTCTGTTTGTTTTGGAAATACTTCTGAATTACCATAACCTAGTACAGCCCTTATCTGCACTAATTTATCTCTCATTAGTTTTGCTGATACATAATCCGATGTAAATAAAAATACATGTGCACCTCCTGACTTTGATCTACATACAATCAAAGGTAGTTTCATATTTGTTATTTTATCTATTAATTTTTTGTGATCAAAACCTGCATAAGAATCTATATCTATACAACCCCATCTACATTGGTTGTCATCGTTAATAGGTATAATACCTAAATTTTCTTTACCTTCTAAATGTTTTTGCCAAAGTTCATCTGTAACTGATTGACGTTTTACAAAAGACTTACCTTTTATTTTTGTACCATTACCATTAGTGTCTTCAACAATAGTGACACCATGCGCACGTTCTAAGCCTGTAAATATATTTTTAAATCTTTCTATCATATAGCGCTTTTTAAGTGGGCGTTTCCACTCTCGCTTTGACGCCCACTACCTAGGATTCTAGTATGGTGAATTAGACTTTGTAGTCTCTTCTGTACCGTGTTTAGCTTGAATCTCACCCTTACCTACAGATTCAGCAAAAGCTTTTGCCATATCATAGATACTTTTATCTGAGACTGGTCCTACTTTTGATACATCCCAACCAAACCATGTTCCTTTGTCATTAGACATCTGAACAGTGGATAGATTATAAATGTGGCTGTAAGTTGGCGGAGTAAACAAACCATTTTTACCCTGCATTTTGATACCCATCATCATTGAGTTCCATTTTCTACTAACTTTAAGTTGAGTAGATTTCATAGAAATCAAAGCTGTAGATGGATTATCACCAACAGTTAATACAAAGTGGCTTGCAGTATTTTCAAGATAGTTACCATTTGCTAATCTATCTTTGTAGTCTTTACCTCTTGTGGTTTGACTTACTATATCACTGTCTGCCTCGTGAATTGCAACAGGTG